TCGATATAAGACGTTGCAGTCTCAGAGGTCTAACTGGGAAAATCATTGGCAGCAGCTAGCTGATTATATGCTGCCGCGTAAGGCAGATATTACGAAGAAGCGCACGCAGGGTGATAAGCGCACTGAATTGATTTATGACGGCACTGCTATTCATGCGGTAGAATTATTGGCGTCTAGTCTGCATGGTATGCTTACCAGTCCTAGCACGCCTTGGTTTTCTATGCGTTTCCGCGATCAGGAACTGCAGCGCAGTGATGAGGCGAATGAGTGGTTAGAGAGTAGCTTGGATCAAGTGTATCAGGCGTTTAATCGGTCTAACTTCCAGCAGGAGATCCATGAGCTTTATTATGACTTGGTGGTCTTTGGTACTGCTGCCTTCTATGTAGAGGGCGATGGCGATGGGTTGCGGTTTAGTTCTCGGCATATAGCGGAGATACTGATTTCTGAGGATGCAGAGGGCCGCGTTGATACGGTGTATCGTAAGTTTAAGCTAACGGCGCGTGCGATTGTTATGCGTTTTGGCGAAGAGAACTCACCGCGTGCTGTTCTGGCTGATCAGAAGAATGACCCGTACAAAGAGCATGAGGTCATACACGCTGTGTTTCCAAGGGCAGAGGCCAAGGGAAAGATGGCAAAGAGTAAGCCTATTGCATCTGTTTATTATCATCTCGCTAGCAAGCAGATCTTGAGCGAGGGTGGTTTTGATGACTTCCCGTTTATGGTGCCGCGTTTTAATAAAGATAGCGTAAGCAGCTATGGCCGATCGCCAGCAATGACTGCGTTGCCAGATGTTAAGATGGTTAACAAAATGTCAGAGGTGACGATCAGGGCTGCGCAGAAGCAGATTGACCCGCCCCTTATGGTTCCAGATGACGGGTTTATGCTGCCGGTAAGAACAACGCCGGGTTCTCTGAATTTTTATAGATCTGGCACGCGTGATCGGCTGGAGCCATTGCAGATTGGTGCAAACAATCCGCTGGGTTTGAATATGGAAGAACAGCGGCGCAATGCTATTAGGCAGGCGTTTTATGTTGATCAGTTGCTTTTGGGTGAAGGCCCATCAATGACAGCAACTGAAGTGTTACAGCGCAACGAGGAAAAGATGCGATTGCTTGGGCCCGTTTTGGGGCGGCTTCAAGCGGAACTCCTTCGTCCTCTCATATCTCGCTCGTTTGCGCTGTTGCTCCGGGAGGGTCTTCTTCCCCCCGCCCCGGAGCTTTTACAAGGTCAGGACATTGACATTGAGTATGTCTCGCCGCTTGCGAAGGCTCAGAAGCTGACAGATCTGCAGGGAATGTTGCGCGGGTTTGAGGTGTTAACGCAGATCGGTGAGGTTGCGCCTGTGCAGGATTACTTAGATCCAGATAAGCTGGTGCAGTATCTTGTTGAGGTCACTGGTATGCCAGCGCGGGTTATTCGTAGCAATGAAGAGATTGCGCGGATACGGCGGCAGCAGGCAGAGCAGGCGCAGGTTGTGGCGCAGCAAGAGCAGGACATGATGCAAGCGCAGCAGGCGCAGCAGGTCGCTCCGCTGGTCAAGGCTATTAGCCAATGAACAAAGTAGAAGAATTGAAATTAGCGTATCGTCGCACGTTTAATACAGAGGACGGTGAGCAAGTAATGAGTGATCTCAAGAAGCGTTTTAGCTTTGAGACAACCACGTTTTCGGGCGATCCATATCAATCTGCATTTAACGAAGGACAGCGCGCAACAGTGTTGCTAATCGCCCGGATGCTGTCCGACGAGAAGGAACCACAATGAGCGAAGAGGCAATCCAAGATACTGGATCTCAAGAAGTCGCAGAGGCGGCACCGGCTAACTTTCTGGAAAGCTTACCAGAGGATTTACGGTCTGAGCCGTCATTAAGAAATTTTCCTGATCCTGCTTCACTGGCAAAAAGCTATATACATGCGCAGCGTATGATCGGAGCGGATAAGGTGCCGCTTCCGGGCAAGAGTGCCACGCCTGACGAGTGGCGCGCTGTATATCAAAAGCTTGGCGCACCAGATCAGGCTGATGCGTATGAGATACAGTTTGAAACCGCTGATTTCACTGACACTGAGTTAAACGGTCTAAAGGCTGCAGCGCTTGATGCGGGGCTAAACAATACGCAGGCCCAGCGCATTGCTTCGTATCTTGAGGAAACGCTAACGGGTGCTAGGTCTGGCTTTGATGAGGCTGCGGAAGATTTAAGGCATCAAGGTGAGCAACAATTACGTCAAGAATTTGGCCGAGCGTTTGATCAAAAGGTTGAGCTTGCTCAGAAAGCTGCTCATACATTGCTTGGCGGCACTGAGATTTTTGATGAAATCACATTGGCAGATGGTCGTATGTTGGGAGATCATCCGCAAATCGTTAAGATGTTTGCCGGTTTGGCTGAACAGATTGGTGAAGACAGTCTGGAAGGCGCGCCGACAGAAATGATTATGACCCCTGACGAGGCATCACGGCAAATTGCTGAGATGACTGGACGCGGCGGGCCATACTGGGATAAGATGCATCCAGAGCATGAGAGCTATGTACAACAGGTTCTTACGCTCCGGGAGTATCTATAGTGGATAACCGAAAGGCCCACGCATCATGCCTGTGTGTCAGGTGGAGTGACTGCCCAAGCAGTAAGCATTGGCCCCGCAAGGGATAACCACGCGCAGCAATCTGTAACGTAAACTGTAGAAAGGTGAGACAATGTCTTCACAAATCACTACGGCTTTTGTCAATCAGTTCTCCGCGAACATCCAGATGCTTTCACAGCAAATGGGTTCACTACTGCGTCCTGCAGTTGATGTGGAAACTGTGAATGGCGAGAAAGCCTTTTTTGATCAGGTCGGTAGCGCTGCTGCTGTTCTGAGAACTACTCGGCACGCGGATACACCGCTGATCGATACCCCTCACAGTCGTCGTATGGTGACGATGTCTGACTATGAATATGCGGATCTGATTGATGATCAGGACAAAGTTCGCTTGTTGGTAGATCCGACTTCGACATATAGCCGTGCTGCTGCTGCAGCTATGGGCCGCGCAATGGATGATGTGATCATCTCTGCTGCTCTTGGCAATGCAAAGACTGGTAAAGACGGTTCAACAACAACTGCCTTTGACAGCAGCAACCAAATCGCTGTGGGTTCTCCCGCCACTGGTTTGACGCTGGCAAAGCTACTGGAAGCCAAGGAAATCTTGGATGCCGGTAGTGTTGACCCATCGATCCCACGTTACATCGTCGTATCTCCTAAGCAGATTTCTAATCTGTTGGGTGACACCACGGTAACTTCAAGTGACTTCAACACTGTTAAGGCTTTGGCTCAAGGCGATTTAAATCAGTTCGTTGGCTTCACATTCATCACATCAAACCGCTTGGGTGTTGATTCATCCAGCTATCGCCGCGTAATTGCTTTCGCTAGCGATGGTATCAAGCTTGCAATTGGCAAAGAGCCAACTGCACGTATTGATGAGCGCGCTGATAAATCTTACGCAACGCAAGTCTACTATTGCCAATCTGTGGGTGCTACACGCATGGAAGAAGCAAAAGTAGTCGAAGTGTTGTGTTCTGAAGCGTAAGGAGAATAGGACATGGCTACTGTTTATTCAGTTCAACAGACTAATGCGACTGCAGATCCTGTTGTTAAAAACCCATCGAATGTTCTTAGCGGTCGTATCCGCGTAGCGCATGGTGTGTACGAAGCAGCTTCTTTGGCATCTGGCGATGTCATTCAGATGTTTGTACTGCCTGATGGGGCACGTTTGCTTGAAGGCTCACTAGCGCATGATGCTCTAGGAAGCTCGACAACATTGTCGGTTGGTTATGCTGCGCATACCAATTCTGCCGGCACTGCTGTTTCTGCTGCCGCTGCTGCTTACAAAGCTGCTGCTGCTTCGACTGCTGCCCAAAAGGTGGACATCTTAGCAACTTTAGCTTTGGGCTCTGGCACTGTAACAGATACCAATGAAGACGGTATGATTGTTACTGCCACAATGGGCGGTGCTGCTGGTACTGGAACCATTGAGGTGACCATCAAGTACGTGGTTGATTAAGACCTACAGAGCGGGGCGGGCAACCGCCCCCTCTTTTTACATGGAGATGCTTAATGTCTAGCGTGATTGATATTGCCAACAATGCTCTGAACTTGATCGGGGCGTCTAACATTATTAGCTTAACTGAAGACAGTAAGGCGGCGCGCATTGTTAATCAGCGATACACAAGCATCCGCGATGCAGTCTTCCGGGCGCATCCTTGGAATTGCTTGATCCGCAGGGCAGAGTTAGCGAAAGATACTGTTGGCCCAGTGTATGGTTATGAGAATTCTTTTCAACTGCCTGCAGACCCGTTTTGCTTGCGCGTATTAGAGTTTAACAATGGCAGTATGGGATACCCGCAGGACAACATGAAAAACTCAAAAGGCGGCCCAGTCTTTGTTATTGAGGGCAGGAAGCTTTTGACAGATGAGGGCACGGCTAAGATTAAATACATTGGCAAGATTACAGATGCGGCTGAGTATGATGCGACATTAACTGACACGCTGGCCGCACGGTTAGCGCAGGAAATAGCATATGCAATATCTGGATCTACCACAATGATCCAGCTTATGGCTTCTTTGTATGACGCCAAGTTAAAAGAAGCGCGGTTTGTGGATAGTACAGAGGGTGCGCCGCAAAAAATCGAGGCCAGCGACTTTATTGAAGCGAGGTTCTAATGGCGCGATCTGCTCCAGCGTTTAGCTCTTTTACGGCAGGCGAAATCAGCCCAAAGTTTGAGGGCCGCATAAACATTGAAAAGTATAAAGAGGGCTTGGCCGATCTAACTAACATGATCGTTATTCCTTCTGGTGGTGTTACGCGAAGACCGGGCTCAGAGTTTCTAGGCGAGGTAAAAAGCAGCAGCGTAAAAACGCGGTTACTTCCATTTCAGTTCAAGTCTTCTGACACGTATATTCTAGAGTTTGGCAATCAGATTATGCGCGTGTATCGCAATGGCGCGCAGGTTCTGGATTCTTCAGCTAAAGCAATAACAGCAATTACGAAAGCCAACCCCGGCGTTATTACGAGTTCCGGCCATACACTAAGCAATGGTGATGAGGTTTTCGTTGCTGGGATTGGCGGCATGACTGAGTTAAATGGGCGTAACTATCTCGTTGCAAACTCTACAACAAACACATTTACGCTGACAGATCTATTCGGCAATGCAGTAAATACAACGTCATTTACAACTTATACATCTGGCGGCACAGCAACAGAGATATTTGAAATTGCCACGCCATATGCAGAAGCAGATCTGTTTAACATACGTTTTGTGCAGTCTGCGGATACAATGTACTTGGTGCATCCAAGCTATGATGTAAGAAAGTTAACGCGCACAAATCACAATGCATGGAAGTTTTCCATACCAATCTTTCAAGGCCCACTTGAAGCAGTTAAAAAGATTACGGGAATTACTAAGGCTAATCCTGGCGTTCTAACGGTAACGGCGCATGGCTATAGCAATGGTGATGAGATTGCGCTGTCTAGCATTCAAGGCATGACTGAGATTAATGCTGCAAATTACCGAGTTGCGAATGTTACGACTAATACTTTTACACTGCAGGACGAAGCTGGCGATGATGTAAACACAACATCATTTACTACGTTTGATCCGGGCGGCGGTGCAGAACAGGTAATTACTGGTGTATCCAAGCAATCAGAGGCTGTTGTAACCAGCAATGACCATGCATTATTTGATAATGACATAATTTATATTCAGAACGTATCTGGCATGACTGAGCTTAACGGCAACCATTATATTGTCACGGGTGCCACGACAAACACGTTTAAGATAAAAACATTAGCAGGAGTAATTGTTAATAGCACAGGCTTTACGACTTATACGTCTGGAGGCACGGCAGATCTTACACTGTCTAGTGTGCAAGAAATAAACCCCGTTACGCAGCCTTTGTCTGGCGCTAATAACCGGCCAAGCGTTGTGACCTTCTTTGAGCAGCGTCTTGTCTTTGGCAATACGAATGAAAGCCCGCAAACGTTGTGGTTTAGTAAAAACGCGGATTACCAGAATTTTGATACGGGCACGGCAGCGGATGATGCGCTAATCTATACGATTGCCAGTAATCAGGTAAACGACATTCGTTACTTGTCTGCCACGCGCGTTATGACGATTGGCACATCAGGCGGTGAATATGTGCTGTCATCGACAAGTGACGGGCCGATAACGCCTACCACTACGCTAATTAGAAAATACAGCAACTATGGATCTGGCAACGTAGAGCCGGTGCAGGTTGCGGATGTCACGCTGTTCTTGCAGCGCGGTGATCGGAAGGTACGTGAGTTTAAGTATGCTGGCGATGTTGATGTAAACGCCTACGCTGCGCCTGACATGACGATCTTGGCCGAGCATATCACCAAGGGTGGCTTAACGCAGTTTGCTTACCAGCAAGAGCCAGACAGCATTGTGTGGGCATTGCGCACTGATGGTACGCTTCTAGGTCTGAGTTATCGCCGGGAAGAGCAAATAGTCGCATGGCACAAGCATGTGGTGGGCGGTGTGTTTGGCAGCGGTCAGGCTGTTGTGGAAAGCATTACGACATTGCCAACAGAGGTTGGCGAGGATGAGCTTTACATGGTTGTGAAGCGCACAATTAACAGTGTTACAAAAAGATATGTTGAGCGTATGAAGACGTTTGATTTTGGCAGCGTTACGACTGGCGCATTTTTTGTTGATAGCGGTTTAGCGTATAGCGGCTCGGCAACAACTACGCTGAGCGGTTTGTATCATCTGGAAGGTGAAACGCTGACGGTGATTGCCAACGGCGCTGCGCATCCTGATGTGACTGTATCGGGCGGCAGTATTACGCTGAATTATAGCTCTACAACGGCAGCTATTGGCTTTGGATATACCAGCAATATGCAGACAATGCGTATTGAAAGCGGATCTGCTGACGGCACAAGCCAAGGCAAGCCAAAGCGTGTGCATGGATTGACTGCACGTTTCTTTGAAACTGTTGGTGCTGAGATCGGCAATAGTTCTAGCGAAACTGATCGGATACCATTTCGCAGCAGTGCAGATGAGATGGACGAGGGTGTGCCGTTATTTACCGGCGATAAGAAGATTGAGTTTCCCGGTGGCTTTGACAATGATGATCGTTTGTATGTAAGGCAAAATCAAGCGTTGCCATTAACAGTGCTTGCATTGTTCCCACGTATGAATACGTTTGATATATGAGGCTAGATAGATGAGTATATTCCAAGCCATATCTTTAGGCATGACGATCTTAGGCGGCATTCAGCAGAAAAACTCTGCCAATGCTGCAGCCCGCAGGGCGCAAGAAGCTGCTGACTTTAACGCTAATCTTATTGAGCGAGACATAGATCTGCTTGGCAGGCAGAGAGATATTATCAACGCTAACTTTTTAGTTGAGCAGGATCGGTCGCGTGATGCTTTTGAGGAAGAGGTGCAGGGCGGTGTGCGTTCTGGTTTTTCTTATGGTGGGTTTGATTTAAGCAGCGGCACGCCAATGGATGTGTTGCGCGAGAATGCCAGAGAGTTTGACTACACGCAAAAGGTTGCGCGGTTTAACAACAGCATTACGAATATGCAGATTAGCGATGCTCAGGAAGAGGCCGAGCTAAATGCGCAGCTTGCTCGGATGGAAGGCGGCGCACAGGCGGCTGGTCTTAGAGCGCAGGGCACGCGCAGCTTGATTAATAGCTTAGGAACAGCATCGCAGGACGTTTATGCTGCTGGCGGGGTGGGGGAGATCTTTAGATGAGAATACCAGTTTATCGTAGCGAGATTGCCGCAACCAGTGAAGCACCCGGTAGAAGCATTGGAGCGCGTATGCGCGGCAGTGTTCTGGCTCAGGCTGAGTTACAGAAGGGCGAAGTGCTTGGTGAGGTGCTTGGTCAGGTCGGTGCTTATGCTAAGATGCGTTATAAGGTGGCAGAAGAGACTAAGCTAAACGAGGGCTTGCTTGCTGCGACAGAAGGTTTGAATGTGGCGGCAAGAGACTTTGCGCGCTCGGATCAGCCTTACAATGTATTAGATGGCGAAAACCCTCTATGGAATGAGGAAAGCCAAGGCATCCGCGACAAGGTGCTAGAGGCTCTGGGCCCGAATAGATTTACCCGCAGAGCGTTTGAAGAGCGCTTTGGGCAGATGGAGCTTGATGCTCGGTTTAAGCTGCGCGGCGTGCTAGACAAAAAGATTGATGCGGCCAATCAGGCTGCGCTTGCTTCTCGGCAGTCTGGTGTTGTTCAATTGCTGTCTGATCCTGACGCAACAAGGGAAGACTACGACAATGCTCTGACGGGCGTTGCTATCGATCAGGGGCGTCTGGTTAAGACAGGCGCAGCAAATGCTAACGTTGTAAAGCTTAGCAATCTCAAGATGAAGACCGACATTGCCGAAAATGTTGTTGGCTCATATGTGGGTGCCGATCCGATTAGAGTGCTGAACCTGATTGGCGCGCTAGAGCAGATTGATGCTGGTGAGCTTGATCCAGACAAGACTGGTGACTTGCCGAATGGCGGTTATCCGCTTTACACGCTACAGAACCTGCCGAGAGATGATGCTGTTGCGGTACTGGACAATGCGCTGAAGGTTGCAACGCGGTTTGCCAATGCACAAGAAAAGCTAGAGAAAAAGTTAGAAGATGATAGGAACTTCTTTATAAATCAAGCTGCAAACAGATTTACATATTTCGCTGCAGGATTTGAGCCCGGTGAAAGAGTTAAGGCTGGCGAAGTTACTGATTATGTTCCGCAGTTGCAGGCTGCGCTGCCAGATCCAGAGGCAATGATTTTAGCATCAGAGGCTGCAGAGCTTATGCAAGAGTTCTTGTATGCCAACAATGCTGTAACGCCTACGATGCAAGCCAACTTTGACAAGTACGAAGATGAGCCGGTGTTGCGATTTGCAACGACAAGTAATGAAACGGTTTATGAAAACTTGTTTGTTCGGATGGATGATGGCGAGCTAACGGCTATGGAAGTGCAAGAAATCAGAGCTTTGCTAACAAGGGCTGACTTTAAGTTTTTCATGGACGCAGTTGCGACAGAAGAAGATGCGGGGGTGGATGAGGCGAAGGGCATTGCCAAGGCTACGTTTCAGTATGATGAGCTTAGCGCTGGTGATCCAGAACTTGGCCGAGCGTCAAAGGCTGCGTATTATGCTGTGGTGAAAGATCTTAAAACAATGGTTGTTGAGCGCCGGTTTTCGCCTGACGGTAGAATGACACCGCAAGAGATTTATGCCGCAGCTAAAGATCTAATTGCAGGTCAGCAAGAGTTTTTTGCAGTACAGCTTAGATTAGACTATGATGCTTATCTTAAACGTATTCAAACACAATATTCCTCATATGGTTTAGAATTTGATTTAATAAATCCTCTGGAAAGCTTAGCCGAATGGTGGGGTAGTCTTTCTGAGGGAGAGCAAAGCGCGGTAAGTGACCGCCGTTACAGTGATATAAAAAATACATTGCAGCGTGAATACATAAACAAAGGGGTTCTTGATTAATGGCTGACCTCATCCAGATGGACACCGACGAAGAGATTGACAAGTACGATGAGGCTACGCTGATCGCCAGCAATCCCCCGCCCTTGGCAACGACAAAGAACAAGATGGCTGTGTACAATCCGCTGAACGGGCGCAATGACGTTTTGGTGCCATTGTCTCTCGGCGGTTATGTCAAGCTTGGCGAAGAGCCGGTGGATCGATTGGCAGAGGTGCGCAAGTACGCAGACGAGCTTAAGCAAATGGAGCAGCCGTTTGCCATAGCAGACTTTGAGGCGGCTGGATTTACGCAGCGGGAAGTAGAAGACGCTGGTATAATGCCGCAAAGGCAAGAGAAGACAGGGCGCACAGAACCGTTGCGCGAAGGTGAGGAACTGCGTATGCGCCGTGAGGGCGCTGCAATGGTAACGCCAGACGATCCGACAATGCGCCAAGATCTTACGCGTTTAACCTTTGAAAACACTGAAGGTGATCTGCGCCAGATCTTTGAGGTGCTTGGGATTGATAGATCTACTGCGCGCAAGATGGCAGAGGGCTTGTGGGGTAATCCAGAAAGCACACGCGATCTAGGCTTGGGCGTTGCTGATTTTACACCGGCAGGTTTGTTCTTTGGCGCGCAGGAAGGCATGAGAACTTTTGAGCGCGGTAGGAATACTGGCGATCCATTAACGATTGGCATGGGCGCATTAGAGGCAGGCCTGTCGTTTCTTGAGGCTCTTCCGCTGACTGCGGCGGGTGCTAAGGGCTTGAAGGCGTCAATGCCTGCTATACGCAATGCTTTGACTGAGCTTGGCAGAAGAATGAACCAGACCGGCGATATGCCGACAACTAGCTCGTTTGGCGTTGGCGCGATTGATGATGCTGCAGCAACAGCTAAAGAAGAAGGCATCCAGATAAGCTTACCTGCTCAAAGCAACCCTGTCGTGGATGATTTGCCAATGGTAGATCCCGACAGCTTGTTGGGTATGAAGATATTTCCAATTCAAGCTGACTTAACAAGAGCGGGTGGTGAGTTTACTGGAATTGATAGCAGCCAAATAGAGGTTCCAATTGCCTTGCAAGGTGGCCCAGACTTCCCTTTATTACAAACGTCAAAAGATGGAAGTGTTGTGTGGGCTGTTGATGCAAAGGGCGTATCAAGCAAAAAGTTAAATAAAGATGCAGACTATGCTTTGGTCTTAGCAATGTCTCCTGACAGCCATAAAACGAATGCCACAGTTAATAGCGCAATGCTTGAAACTACATTGGCTTATGTGCGTGACGGCAGGATAACAGATGACGCTATTTCTCAAATTGATGCATTGATCCAAAAACCAATGGGCCAAAAGCAACTAAGCCGCATGAATACGTTTCCCGGCCTCAAAAGCCCAGATGCTGCTAGCTGGATGAGAAGCGCTACGTTTGAAGAGCGCAATAGAATTATGCAAGTTATGTCTAGCCCAAGCGTGCAAGACATGGGCGCGCCTAACTTGCAAAAAATATTAGATGCCACAGCAGATCCTAGATATGTCGGGCTAAACAGCAATGATAGCATTATGCTTATTAAAATCGACAGAGAGGCTGGTTCAGTTAAGCTTGGAGAGGAGCCGGGAACAGTGCCGCATCTAAGTTATGAGTATGGCTTGAAAGGTAAGCCTGTTGCGCGCGTTCCATTTATCGCCGCAAAAAACATGTTCCCAGAGTGGTTTGCTGAAAGAACTGCCAAAGAAGCAGATATGTTGCGCATGGGCACTTCAAGCTCTGGTGAGGCTTTGCCTTTTAAGGCATTGTCTGAAGCAGAACCAGACGTTAGCGTTCAAGGGCCGCCTGTTGCAATGCAAGGCCCACTTCAGCCTGATAGACCTAAACCGCCAAACACAGCAAGATCTTTTCAGTTCAGTTTGCCTGTTGGAGAAGTGACTGAAAGCGTTGTCAATAACATGAAGTCTGTTGCAATGAGCGAAGTTAAAAGCCCACTGCAGGCTAAGCTTTTGGTAAACGCTTTGGATGGTGATTGGGTTACGACAGCACAAGCTAAAAATGTTGGCGGGATTAGCGCTCTTGATTGGATTAAAGAAGCTCGTTCTTCCCCAGAAAGTGCAACCCTAACTATCCCAAGCGGTGATAACAAAACTGCGGCCAAGGCTTTGCAGGCAGATATTAACTCTGGAATGCTAACGCTATATAAGCTTAATGACAGCAGAACTTATTTTGGCATTCAGAAAGAATACAATTACTTTGATGAGTATGGGCTTGGCCCAGACGCTGATTATTGGACGCCAAACGCAAATGGCCCTAATTTAACAGAAGATGAAACTGCCTTAGTGTCTGTTGTTAGCAATGATTTCGGCGCAAAAGGCATTGGCGCAACAACGGTTATGAAGGCAATTGAGGAAGGCGCTACTGTACTAGATGCCTTTGCTGTAAAGTCAGATAAATTTCCTTCTGGATTTTTACCTACGTTTTATAGTACATTCGGATTTCAAGAAGCGGGAAGAATTAAATTTGATCCAAACATAGTTTTGTCTGAAGCTGGTGGTGACCTAAAGTTAAAGGATATGAAAGCTGCTTGGGCGAAGCGGGGTTGGAAAGAAGGTGACGAGTTCCCAGATATAGTTGTTATGAAATGGACAGGAGATGAAAATGGCAGAAGCCAGTTTACCAGAAGATTTGTCGCAAACAATTCTCAAAGCGCTGGGGGCTCCGAAGTTGCAGGGGGTTTCTCAGAGACAGCTAGAGCTAATGGACAATCTGCTGCAAGTCAGGATGCAAAACAACTCAAGCCCAGTATCATCTCAGGAAGTGACGGGGATATACGAAATGATAACCGAGGAAGTTCTGCCGGTAAGCTTGCCGACATTGGAAGAGAGATCTTAAACGCAAGTGATGAACAGTTAAGAAATCTTGGCATTGATGTAGATAGGGTTCGTTTACTGCGTGACGAAGTTTTGAAAAATAAATAACTTTCTCAGTTGACTTAAATCTGATACAAGGACGATATAATGGGGCGCATATGCGCCCTTTTGCGTTTGTGAGGTAATATGGCAATAGATCCAGCACAGCTTGCTGAAGAGCAGGAACAGCGGCAGCGCATCCAAGTTGCGGGCGCTCCTACTGAATTTGCTGTAGGGCCAGAGCGTGAAGGCGTAGAGCTTGCGGGTGGTGGCACCCGTGCGCTGCTGGAAGTTCTTGACAAGATGTCTACCAGCGTTCAGCAGCCTATCTCTCCAACGCAAGTGCCTGCCGCAAGACGCCAGCCTGCTATGCCAGCGCGTGTACCTACGCCGCAAGAGCGCGGGCTTGTGCCTGACGATGGCACATATTCTCAGCGTGCAACGCAGAAAGCGTTGGCTCCACAGGTTCTTAGCCCAGAAGGCGTGGTAGAGTTTGAGCGGCGTGGCTTTCAAGCGCAGCCTGATGAAACAGCGCAGATCTTAGAGGGCGCGCAGGAAGCAATTAGCAAAGAGGCTGATGAAGCAGAAGCATTGGCAGTTGATGTCAATGACATGGCAAAGAAGTCTCTGACAGCAGAGGCGCGTGGGTTTAAGCCAGAAACTGGTGTAGCAGATGAAAGCGTTACCGATCAGCTAGAAGAATTACTAACAAGCCAGCAGGCTGGCATTAAGACGCTGCAAGAAGGCGGTGATTTTAACTTTGATTACATGGACACGACTGATGACGTAAAGGCTACGATCACAGCGCTGTCTGAGATTTACAAGGATGAGACTGTTGCGCGCAAGCGTGGCTATGTGCCGAATGAGGTTACGATTGATCGGGCCGCAGAGGCGCTAGCAGATGAAGCAGGCTTTACCAAGGCACTGCTAAAACGTAAGATTGGCGATGGCTCACTAAACGCAGAGCAAATGGTTGCGGCGCGTGAGCTATTGGTGCGCAGCGCTGACAAGTTGGAAACGCTAGCCACAAAGATAAAGTCTGGCATGGGCTCTGATGCAGATCGGTTAGCATTCCGCAGGCAGCTATCGATACATGCTGGCATACAGTTGCAGGTCAAAGGCGCGCAAACAGAGGCAGCGCGTGCATTGCAGTCTTTCCAGATTAAGGTGGGCGGCGAAGAAAGCGCAGTGCGTCAGGCGCAAGAGGCTAAACGATTACTGCAGGAAAGCGGCGGTGGAGATCTTGTTGATGAAATGGCAACGCGGTTCCTGCAGGATTTAAACGCAAATGGTATGCGTGGAGCGAATGAGTTTGCGCGTGGCGGCTGGAGAGCTAAAACACGGCAGATGATTTCTGAAGCTTACTTGGCCGGTCTTCTTAGCAACCCTGCTACGCAAGTTAAAAACATTGTCGGCTCTGCGGCATTCATGGCATATCAATTGCCCGTTGAGATGATTGCAGGAATGTATGGGTCTGTAGTTCGCAAAGGCAGAACAGTTCTTGGAACAGATGCATATCCGATCAGTGACGATCAGGTTTACGTTGACGATGCGATGCTGCGGTTCAAAGGCTGGATGGATAGCTACAAGGATGCGTTAAAGGCTGGATCTATTGCATGGCGTACAGAGGTGCCTGCCAGTGAGGCTAGCAAGCTAGACGTTGAGCAGTACACATCGATTGCCGGTGAAAGCGACAGCACGCTGGCTAAGGCTACAACAGAATTTGGTAAGCGCATCCGCATACCGTTTCGTTTGCTGCTGACATCAGATGAGTTTGTCAAAACGATGTCTCAGCGCGGTGAGCTATACGTGCAGGCAAACCGGCAGTATAAGAAAGCACTGCGCGATGGTAAGACTGTAGAGCAGGCGCAAGATGAAGCAGGTATGCTGCTGCTAGATCCGCAGTA